AAATTGGTGTTGGATATGCTCCCGGAGCACTAGGTTGAGCTACCATATCTACTGTGATAATCTCAAAATCTGATACTTCACCGGAGCCGTCGCCTTTGACGTTACCGGACCCCCTGCTGGAGACACCTAATTTTACTCCGCTTTCCAGCATTGTACGAATTAGTTGCCCCATAGGAGTTGGCAAAATTTTAAGTTTGCCGTAACCATTTGGACCGTCCATCCACATGTTTGTTATCATGTGACTGACCCTGTCCAAATTTATTTTTAGATCATCTGGATGATCTACTTCTCCGAGAACTGAATAGCCGTTTTGAATCTGATCGTTAAGGGTTTTGACAGCCTTGCCAATCTCTTGCACCGGATAAACACGCTGGTTAGCGTTTTTTATACCGCCCTGGATGCAAATCCCGGACATGTATAAACTTTTCCCGTCTTTGTCATCAGACTCAACGACCATTTTTGCTTCGTTGAAACTGAGATTCTCTCGGAGGTATAGTGACATATTTTAAATAGTCTCTTTTTATTTCTTAGCTTGACGTAAAATGCTTTGCTTGTTAGTAGCAGTTTCTTTAGAACCTGCTTTTTCAGCACCGTGTCCTGGCTGTTTTGTACTAAATGCATTGCCTGCTTTGCCGCCTGGAACATTAATGTTACCTTTAGCATCTGGGTTAGGAGCTACTTTAGGACTCATTACACCATTGCCTTGAACTGTCGATTTAGCACCAATATCAGCACTAACTTCTGTGTGGTTCTGCGCAATATTCTTTACTGTACCGCCCATATCGTTCTTACCAGCTACAACAGACTTAGTGTTTGTACCGTTGTCGCCCATAGAGCCGAATGTGTTGTATGTGGCGCCGCCAACTTTTTCAACGTATTCGCGGATTAGTTGTTCGTCATCTTCCATAAAACTTTGTTCGTCTGTGTGGATATAGTGATGTACTTCAGTGCCTTCGCCTGAACCTGCGCTTTCATCTTCCATGCTGTCATCGCCTGCCATGGCATCCATACCCATGTCATCAGCACCAAATTCGTCGCCTGCCATGTCATCGCCTGCCATGTCATCAGCACCCATGTCGCCGTTTTCTTCACCAGCCATTAGCTGTTCAAACTCTGCTTTTAAGTCTTCTAAAGCATCTTCTAAATCTTGTACGCGATCTTCAACGTCACCTTCTGGTTCGTCGCCTTCGTCATCGCTGTCTGCATCAACGTCTCCGACCATGTCATCAGTTTCATCGTCGGCACTGAAGTCATCTTCAGCGTCATCTTTTTCGTCTTCTTCTTCCATTCCGGTATCGGTAGGTGGAGTTGAAGAATCTGAACTTGATTGTCCAAAGTCATTTTCTAATAGTTCTTCGTAGATTTCGCGTGATTTTGCGACTACGATGTTGTGGAATATTTCTTGTGCTGTTGATTTATCTTCATTAATCAAAGCCTCGAGCATTTGCTCGAATTGTGTACGATCAGTCATGTTTGTCTCCTGTGAATATGAATACAAGGCTGTATGATATTTACACGTATCAGCAAAATACATGCTGATATAGTGTAAAAACAGCCCGTTTTATGTACTAACCCGTTTATGCCGGTGCCGGCACCGGTGGTTTAGCATACATCTTGTTAATAAAAGCTAGTTCATGCTCTTGTTCTAGTATGTGTGCTTCGCTACCTTTGCGAAGTTCGTTGATCTGAGATAGTGTCAATCTTGTCTTACGTGTGTCGGATTTCTTCATAGCTGATTGGTCGCGCAATGGATCATAACGCATGTCATTAACATTGCGCCCAGCATCCGACATATTAAAAAGTTCACGTAGTATCATGTTAATATTTATCTTGCGGGAGGCATTCCTGGTGCCGGTGCTTCTGCTCCTGGTGTTGGAGCAGGCTCTAAAGGATTTTCCATACCTTCAGGAGCAGACAAATCACCGCTAGTAGTCATATCTCCTGCAATGCCACCTGCACTTAATCCTGCACCGCGTAATTCTCCAGCACTATCTGTGTCAGTAGCACTGCCGTCGCCTTGTTCTTCTGCCCATAGACGTTCGTTTTCTGCAATCTCGTCTTCTGTTAGACCTAAGAAACGCTTTAATGCAAATCGATGACTCATATAAGGTACTGCTTGTATCGTGTTAAAGGTATTGATACGCTCAGTGTCCAAGGCCGCTTGACGGCTACTTGCAAAGTTTAGTGGTTCATTAAAGCGCAAATCAAACAAAGTGGCATCAATGTTCACACCACGTGTGTGCATGTAGCGTTTGAATTCAATATCAAACGAAGTTGATATCAATGCTTGCAAACGTTCGCAGTATTTGTTAAAGCGTAGCTCTTGAATGTATGCTGTGCCCACACGACCATCATTGTAACTGCTGTTACTGTCGTCTGCACCAGTAGGCAAATAGCTACTTGGTATGCGCAAACCGCGGAATAACTTGTTAGTAAAGTATTTTAAGTCGTCAATCTCACCTAAGTTAGTTCCGCCGGGCAATGTTGTAACATCACTACCACGTCCGTCTGCTGATTTAGGAAAGAAATAGTCTTCATTAATGCTTAATGGGTTGTAAGCACTGTCAATAACGTTCTGACCGCCGCCATTTTGGCTAGGAATTCTACGTTGATGGATCTGGTCTTTGACTCTTTCCACAAACGCCATGGCCAAGTGGCTGGGCATGTTACCTACATCTATGTGAAAGATGCGTCTTTCTGGAGCACGTTGTATACGATAGATAAGAATAGCATCTTCTAATAGTTCTTTTTGCTTGTAAACTTTAAAGATGTTTTCTAATAAGCTGTTACCAAACGGATAATTGTTGTCTAAACCTTCGCTTAATGACAAATGAATAACGTGTTCAGCGTTAACTGCTACTTCATTTTCTTGTTTATCCCAACGACTGCCGGTTGATGGATATGCGCCTGTCATACCACGTGCGGCCATGCCGCCTGTGCCTACACTTGCACTTGATCCGCCTCGATTAACATCTTTTACGTTAGGTGCAATTTGTGTAGCAACTAAATTTTGAAAGTTAGGATTGATATCACGGATAACATACTGCTCTGGCTTTTTACCTTCGCTTTCGTTGGCAATAATTTTAACTACTTTGCTTGGATCAACATAAAACCACTTTTGTGTTTCTGGATCACGAATAAAGAAACTATCACCAAACTTAAATGTATTACGCAATATACGGAAAATACGTGTATCAAACTGTTGTAACTTAACCCATTGATTTAAATATTCGGTTAGAATTTTTGTTTCAGCATTAGTGGCTTTGCTACGCCATTCAATTTTAAATGCCGCACTGTGTCCGTCTTTGTTTTTTTGTGTACAAAATTCTGCTAAAATATCTAAGGCCGCATTAACTTCTGGATCTGCATCCATTGTTTCATATTGATTATAACGATCAATACGATTTGGACTACCGCTGTATACATCTGGCAAATAGCTTGAATAGTTTGTTTTAGCCGGACCCATACCAGCACTAGTGTTATTTGGACCCAACGGGCTACGGCTTTGTGATCCAACAGGTACTGGTGTGAAAAACTTTTTCCAACTCATATTATATGTATTCCTTAGACAATATTAATGCCAGCGGCTTTAATGTTTGTGGCTGTATCTTTGGTATTTCTAGCAACTTCTTTCATAGTTGTGGCAGTTACTTGCATCACAGTACTTATCTCGCGCAAAGCTGACACCAGTTCAGATTGATCTGTGGTGCTGTTGATTGCTTGCTCCACTTGAGCACTGACTGTTTCTTTAACGCTACTAATTTGAGCTGGAATATTTCTCAATAATGAATTCATTGTGGGACTATTGACTCCAGAATTACTAACTAGACCAATGTTATCCATGATAAACTTACTGGCATCTGCTTCATTTACTATGGCTTCAGGACCTGCCTCACCCCACATAGATAATTGCGGGCCAGATTGGAACCAACTTGATGAACTAGATTTACTAGGATTAGTTCCGTCTGCTCTTATAGTAACATTACCAAACAGTGTTTCAATTCTTTTAAGTACTTCGTCCCATTTTGCCGCAATTCTTAGTTGAGACTTTTCAGCTTCTGTATTAAAGGTGTCAAATTTAAGAAGTAGCTTACTTGTCAATGCTGTTACTGGGCTTTGTTGCATGTTAGAGCCCGGTGTTGTACCAGTTTGTCTCATTGCTTTAAGTGCGTCACCGCCTGCCGTTACCACATCGGAATTGTTAGTCAACCTTTGATTCATAGTATCAACTAATCTATTAAGGTTAGAGCCAAACAACGTAATCTGACGTTGCGCTTCCATGGTCAAATCTGTAGCAAGTGCTCGAGGGTCTTTATCACCTCGTGCGTATTCTTTTCCAGTTTCAGGATTTATTACTCCTTTTAATGCTTCTGTCAGTAGACCTTTTTGTTGTAGTGCTATATCCTCTTTTATTCCAGCCATAATTTCTGCATCGGTCATGTTTTTACGACTTGGATCAGCATTTCTATAAGCCGCCATACTTGTTTCTAGATTAAAAATCTGGTTGTATGCTTCTTGAGTCATCTTTGATTGCAATGCAATACCGTGAGCATGATTTTGTGACTGTGTTTTTAGTCCTTCGCCCATCTGGCCTTGTAGGGCTTTTGAAGCTGTCACTGCTTGTTCTCGAATTTCTGCATTGGAACTATTTGCCATCCTACCAATTTCCACAACTTGAGCAAGCACCGCAGGGCCATATGTTTGTTGAATCTGATTAGCCATGTCTTGAGTTATTGAGCCGTTTCTTGCCACTGACATTACCAATGCTCGTTGCATTTCTTGTCCGTAGTTAGCAGAAGCCGCGTTAATACTTCCTAGGGTCTTTTCTCCTTCTGGATTTCTTTGACGGAATTGCAGTATGGCCGCACGAGTTTGTGCTTCTTCTTGTATTGCTCTTACATTTTTTAATTGTTCTTGTCTACTTATTCCAGTAAGTTTTGCTTGTTCATCCATTTCTCTTGAAAGTTTAGCAGTTGAATCTAAAAAAGAATTCATACGCTCTTGCTGACTTTGACCCTGAATGCGTTGTACACCTTGCGAAGCAATAGTAACTGCTAATGCTTCGTTCATGTCTTTGGCATTCATGCCTAATTTTAAAAATTGTTGACTGTTAGTGCTGTTTTGTATTTCAAATGACAGCTGACCAAATGCTTGAGCGCCTGTACTAAGATTACCAGTTAACATTGCAAATGCAGGTTTAGTAGTATCTAACATTCCTGCCCAATCTCGAACACTCATTCCAGTTGACGAGAATGCTTGGCGGAATGCCATAGCATCTCCGCCCATTTGAAATCCTAAACTACTAACTTGTTGCCAGTCTCTAACCGAGTCAGCAACAAACCCACCAAGTTTACTAAACAATACGCCAAAAGCTTCTGGCAAAACTTCGCTCATGGTTTTTGACACCATGGCTACTGCATCACTGGTATCTGCTGTTTGTTCTATGGCTTTACCAGCAAAGGCACTCATGTGTCCTAGTATACCAGTTAATCCATCACCAAATTTGTCAATTAGTCCTTTAACATCGCCTGTGGCTCCGCCACCAACTCTGTTTTGAAAGTTTGAGTTTGATCCTCCGCTTACTGCCTTAGCAATCAGGGTAGCAAACTCTTCTGCGGTCATATCGACAACTTTTACACCTGCCATTATTTTATCCTTGAAATATACGTATATAAATACATCATAGTAATATTTATCTGGAGATAATAATGGCCAATAATCCATTGAAGAAGTATTTTAGACAACCTAAAGTCTACGTTAAACTACCTAGCAAAGGGATTTTTAATCAACCAGGCTCCTTGAATGGAGACCCTGATAATGTATCAATCTACGGTATGACTGGCATGGATGAAATACTGGTCAAAACACCGGATGCGTTGTTGAACGGGGAAAGCACTACAAAGGTTATTGAAAGCTGTTGCCCAACAATTAAAGATGCGTGGGACTTGTGTTTGTTAGATTTGGATTTGTTGTTGGTGGCCATACGAATTGCTACAGAAGGCAATACCATGTCAGTTTCACACACTTGCAATTCTTGTAACGAAATAAATGATTATGACATTGATCTAGGTACATATATCCAGCATTTTGGCAGTTGTGAATACAACAGTAAAGTACCTTTGCAAGATATAACAATTACACTACATCCGTTAAATTATCGACAATGGACTGAATTTCAAACTAAGAATTTTCAAATTCAACGCCAGTTATCACAGGCAATGGCCATGACTGAGCCAGAGCAAGAAGAAGAGCAAAAGAAATTACTAGCAGGATTATTTGAAAAAGTCACAGTGATACAAAATGACTTACTAATGCAACAAGTAGAAAGTGTAGAGTCTCCAGAAGGTGTTACTAACCAACGACAGTTTATTCAAGAGTGGCTTAACAACTGCGACAAGAGTGTGTTCGATGCTATCAAAGCCAAAGTTGAAGAAAATAGAAAACGATGGGAACTACCTGCTGTACAAGTAGTGTGCGATTCTTGCCAAGCTGATAATTCACTGTTTGTTAATATGGATCAATCCGGTTTTTTCGCCAGCGCCTAATTAGACTTTCCAACGAAGAAATTGAAGAATATCTAGTTAGGCTAGAAAAAGATGTTAAGAGACTCAAGACTAATTTATTCCGTATATGCTGGTATATGCGGGGCGGTGTTGGTATAGATGATTTATTGTTTACACTTAGTAAAGAAGATTTAACACTGATGGGCTCTATTATTGAAGAAAATATTGAACTTACACAGAAAAGTGGCTTGCCCTTAGTTTAAAGTTGGCCCGGTGCCTTGCCTGTTATGTTTGTTGATGCAGTGCGTTTTTCAAAATCAGCATAATCTTTAGCGGCTTGCGCAGGATCTTTCCATGTTATACCAGTAGTATCGGCCGCTACAGTTTTCTTTACTGCATCATTTATACCGGGCGTTACAGTATCGTTGATATCAACGCCAGTGTACTTTTTAATTAACTCATTTAACCAATCCCAGCTGGTAGTAATGGCCGCACCGGGTGCATTAAAGAACGCAGGCCCGATAAGGTCTTTAAGCCATTTAGTGCCACTTGGACTCCCTATCCATCCTTGTGCGGCTAAAATCATAAGTTCTTGCGCTACTGCCACGCCAAACCCAGGTTTTTTAGTAACGGCAAGCCCGGCCGCTCCGCCCACTGTTCGTAAGAATGCTCCTAACAAAGAAGCTGATGCAAAACAACCACGTATTATACCTTGGACAGCATACTGAGCAAACCATATGCCAAATATTTCATCTCTTGCTTTGCTAACCCATTGTGCTTTTTCAAGATCTGTATAAGCCGCAAATGCTGGATCGCTCTTTCTAAAAGTATCAAGAGGTTCTTTGGCAATCTGTTCCAATGCCCATACTTTAGCGCCAGCCAGTAGGGAAGGATACCATACATTCCCGTACTTAAAGTATTTCATTATACTAGTACTAAGAGTCCATTGCTTTGCCAGCGTTTCTTGATATGCCGCGGCTTTCTCAGGATTTGCTTTTATCCAAGCCATTGCTATTGCATCAGCAGTAACAGGGGTTGTGGCTTCAGTGATTATGTCTAAAATCTTCATGATATGTTATTTATAGTATTGAAAGATGTACTGCGTACATCTGCTCTTCGCTTTCGCTCGAGCTTTTTCTAATGTCTTATTGTGTTAGTAGTCAAGTGCGAAGCACTGTAAATATTATCTAGATTGTGTAGTCACACTTAGCCCTGGCGGGCTAAAAATGAACATTATCTGAGTTGAGCAGTTCACTTAACGTTACAGCATTACAGTGGCG